CAGCCCGGCGCGAACAACCGACAGTAGCCAGGCTACCAGGTTCTCCCGCGCAATGCCCGCCAGTTCGGTAGTAAATTGCTCCCGAACCCGGATATCGCAGGCCCAGCACAGCCGCAGCACGCCGGGCGCATGTCGCATGGTGACCATTTCGTGGTGGTGGTAGTCGGTGTGCCGGTACTGGCAGCCAGATTCCCGCAACAGCCAGCCTTCGAGACATGACAGGCCACCGGCCCGCCTAATCACATCGGCATGTTCGAATACAGGTACCATCGCGGGGTCCTCCGCCAGCGGCTGGCGCGCCACCGGGATCTCCCCGGTTGGAAGCCCTGCCAGGCGCTCCGGCTCGTTCTCTAAAAGAATGCGACCGCGATGGAAATGCGGTATAAGCTCAGGACCTGGCCGGAACGCGACGATCCCGAACTCTTTTATGACGACAGGGGTTAGTAATGCTCTCACAGACACCTCAATGCACAGTTTCGAGCAGGCGCAACAGCTCCTGGAATTTTGACTCGAAGAAATGCGGCTGAGTCTCACGCGGGTTCGCCGGGCTGGTGATGTTTTTGCCGTACATACAACCCTTAGCTGTCATCGCCCAGAAGCGCTTAATACCATTAACACCTGACCGGCTGCGGCGCTCCTTATGTTCGACAATACCCAGCTTGGCCAGTTGCTGGTAAGCCATCGTAGCTGACATACGGATGCCGTTAGCTTTGAGCAGCGCGCTCAGCGATTGCGTGGGGCGACTTGATCCATCAGGAGCGCCAGCGGGGGCATCAATGGCGTACTGCGGGGCAAGGTTCGGCAGACCAACTGCATCCTGCAACTTTTGGCACGCGCCGAGTACAGAGGAATTGGAGAGATTAAGAGATCGTTGCATAAAATCGAGCAGGATAACGCCAGCCTGCATTTTATCTGCCGCCTGGCTCTGAAGAGTGGCGGGCTGATTTACAGCTGCATCAAACGTCCGGATCACCCTCAGGCTGAACTGCGGGCTTATCCACATGGCGTAGGAGTAGACCAGCTCTTTACAGACGTAGCTGCCCTGCTCTTTCCCGCCGCGAATAACACTGACCGGGTCCGGCGTTTCCGAGTTGCTATTTTGCAACTCGCTTATTAGTTGTTCAGTTTGCTCGTTGCGAAGCCAGAACGCTGGCTTGTGCTTATCCTGAGCGCCAGCAGCACGATGAAGATCGTTGAGGCAGTAACGACCAAAAATATCACGGCGTACGGAAACGCCATCAATCACGAGTAATTGACTCATTTTGTTCTCCACTGATTGTATTGCGAGGGGCCTGCACGCCCGCTTCGCTTGCACATTTCGACATTACTGCTGATTTGCATTATTTTCAACAGCCTCCTGTATATACATACAGTCCGATCGTTATCTCAACCTTGCCTTTGGGCGTTACCGGCCCCCATTCCACCAGCATTCGTTTTATCTGGCTGTCGTCCTCCCAGATACCAGCGTGGGTCAGCGCGTCGAAGAGCGCTTTGTTGTAGTTGTCGATGTCGCGGCGCCGCGCGTCTGGCGAGAAAAGAACGATTTCTACCGCCGCCGGCGCGCTGCTGGGCCTCGGTAATTTGCGCAGCTGCTCAATGATCGCAGCGCAAGCATCGCTCTGGTACGCACGCCCTTTGGCGCTGATGAGGTGGCGACCAGCCAGCGGGCCCTTATTCGGGGCGCGCCAGTAGGTGTTCACGCTCGGAGGGAACGGCAGCACCAGTTTCATTTACCCTCCGGAACCGGCTGCGGTGGCTGGCTGTTGATTTTTATGCCGCGATGCGCGCCCGGGACTATCGTTATTGCCTCTTTGCGCTGCAACGCACGCAACTGTAGGGCGGCCGCATTCGGCGACACCACGCTCATCAGGCGGGACAGCTCTGAGATAGTCGGCGGATAACCGTGCTCGCTCTGGTATTTCACCAGCAGATCGAAAACCTCCTGCTGGCGCACCGTTAATGCTTTATTAACCACTCCTACCCCCTACAGAACCGCAACGATATCGCTGACGGTTTCGCGTGTACTGGATTTACTGGATATCGCGCGCCGGGCGCGGACGTAGTTGAGTTTGAAGCCGTGCTGCTGGTACAGCTCAATGATGCGTGGCGCTGATGAGTTACTTATCACCACACGGGCGCCGCGCTGATGCGCGGCAACACAACATTCCGCCAGGGTGATCTGGTCTTCCCAGCTAAAACCGCCTGGCGCATAACTGGTGAACCCGCTGGTACCCGGCAGCGGCTCATACGGTGGATCGCAGTAAACGACATCGCCCTCGCCAGCCAGAGAAAGCGTGCGGCGGAACCCGGCATTCATGAACACGCAGTTGCGCGCCAGTGCAGTCCACGCCTCGATCTCTTTTTCAGGGAAATATGGATTGGGGTATTTGCCCCAGCCAACGTTGAACTTTCCGGCGAGGTTGTAACGGATCAGCCCGTTGAAGCAGTGCCGGTTCAGGTACAGGAAAGCGGCGGCGCGTTCCGGCCCGGCCAGCAGCTGCCCGTTGAAATCATCGGCGACTTCGGCATACCCTGCGGCGCTGTTCCTGGTACTGAACAACTGGCGGGCTTGACGAATTACGATATCCGGTACCACAGCCAGCATCTGGTACAGGTGGATCAGGTCTGCGTTGACGTCAGCCAGAAGGAAAAAGTCGTGCTTACGGGAATTGATGAACACAGAACCTCCACCAACAAACGGCTCAATCAGGCGCTGGCCGGCGGGGATCCGGCGGTCAATATCCG